GATGTTGCAGGTGATAGTTTTGTTAACAATGGTAAAACATTATTATATGTAAAGAATGGAGATGCATCTTCACACGATGTAACACTTAATATACAAAAGACAATAACAATAGGTGGTATAGATATTACATTAAGTAATCCAACTGTTACAGTACCAGCGAGTGATGAAAAGATAATTGGCCCATTTTCGCAGGATTGGTTTAATGATGCCGATGGAAATGTAAGCGTAGATTATGATGCAGTAACAAGCGTAACAGTTGCTGCACTAAAGTTATAAAAATATCTGGAGGGATAGATTATGAGCAAAACAATAGATTTTGATCAGTTTAGAAAAGAGAGAAAAAAAGAAGGTATTATAATTAAGGCATTCGGGGAAGATATAGAACTTTTACCTTCCCCTCCTCTTTCCAGTGTATTGAATATTATAGAAATGCAGGAAGAAGGCGGAGTTGAAGAATTGCCAGCTAAGCAGGTTAAGAAAAGTTTGCAGGCAATGATAGGTGAAGAACAATTTGACAACTTAATTGAAAAAGGAATGACAGTAGAAGAGTCAGAATGGCTAATTACAGAACTGTGGAATAAATATAATGGCAAAGATGATGAACAGGATGATACAAAAAACGCTCAACCTTCTCCATCGCAGAAAAATGGGGATTCATAGAAGCTGATTTTTTGCGAGAGTACAGAATAGATTTAATAGATGAAGCCGATAATTTAACTTGGAGGAAATTTAATGTTTTACTCAAGTCATTGTCAGCCGATTCCGCTCTTGCAAGGTCAATCAGAGCTGATGGGGAAAAACCAGTAGAAGATGAAGAAGGCAAATTGTTAAGTATGTTATAGAAAGTAGGTGAAACATGGCCGTAAAAGTAGCAGAGTTATATGAAACGTTAGAACTAGATACAAGAAAATTTAAAAAAGATATGTCATCAGCTAAAAAAGACACTGGCAAGTTTTCAAAAATGCTCGGCGGTATCGGTACAGCGGCAGTGGCGGGAGCAGCGGCAGCAGGTGCAGCATTAGCAGCAGTTGCAGCAGATGGCATTAAACAATTTACTGGCATGGAAAAACAAATGTCAGAAGTATTTACATTGTTACCTAATGCTTCAAGTGATGCTAAAGAGAAAATGATAGACGATATGCAGGAATTCAAAATGGAAATGGGTACAACTACTGACGAAACAGTACCAGCTTTGTATGATGCTATTTCAGCAGGTGTCCCAGAAGATAATGTATTTGAGTTTCTTAAAACAGCACAAAAAGCTGCTAGAGGTGGAGTTACTGATTTAAACACAGCAGTAGATGGATTAACAACTGTTATTAATGCTTATGGTAAAGAAGTGGGCGATGCTGAAGATGTATCAGATATATTATTTACTACTGTAAAAACTGGTAAAACTACAATGGATGAATTAGGTTCTAGTCTATCTGATGTAGCACCAATTGCAGCAGCGGTTGGAGTTAATTTTGAAGATGTAGGTGCAGCGTTAGCAACAATGACTGCTCAAGGTGTACCAACAACAGAAGCGACTACTCAACTTAGACAAGCTATGAACGAGTTGTCAAAAGAAGGTACTAACGCTTATGATGTATTTAAAGATGTAGCGGGTGTAGCATTTACAGAGTTTATTGAGAATGGCGGAAACCTGCAAGAAGCTATGGTATTAATGGAACAAGCAGCAGAGGATAGCAATACTAAAGTACAAAACTTATTCCAAAATATTAGAGGTGGACAAGCGGCATTAACCTTAACTGGTAGTGGTGCTGAAACATTTGCGGAAAACTTAGATGAAATGCAGGATAGAGCAGGTGCAACTGATGACGCTTTTAACACAATGATGGACACTTCAGCAACTTGGCAAGAGCGATTAGGCTCTGCGATAGAAGTAGTTAGAGAGAAAGTAGGTGAAGAATTATCTCCTACATTTGATAAGTTAGTTAAATATATTGTTGAAAATATGCCAAATGTAATTGAAAAAATAGAAGGTTTAGGTGAAAGATTAGATTTTGTTACAGAAAATATAAGTTATGCTAAAGAGGCAATAGATATATTTTATCAAGCATTAAAAACTTATATGACTGCTGGAGTAGATGCAGTAATCATATTAGCCGATTCTTTTGGAATAATTAAAGATTCATTAGATATTGTGGTTGCTCAAATAGGTAAAGGCACAATTGGAATGAGTTTATTTTTTGCTAAAGCAATAGATAAAATTTTATCGCAAGCTAGAAGATTAGAAGGTTTACCCGGTGTCGGTGATATGTTTAAAAATATTGCAGATAGCTCTGAAGAAGCAATTAACAAAATGGAAAGTGATCAAGATAAATTAAATATCAAAATAAAGAAAAATACTTTAGATATGGAAAAAGGGTTTAGCAACTTAAAAGAAAGCGTTACTGATTTTGGGAGCAATGCAGTTGATGGTTTTATGAATACTTATGATGCTGGCAAAACTTTATATGAAACGATTGTCACAAACAACAATGCTACAACTGAATATTCTCAATCTTTAGATGAATTAAGGAGAAAAGGTGTTAAAGCATTTTCAGAAATTAATGCCGAAGGAAATAAAGTTAAAAAAAATTTAGGAGACGGAATTGACACAGGTGGCGACAGCGAAGAGTCTACCGATACTGGTTCTAGCGACTTCACTCAAACAGGAACAATATTTGAAGGTTTTGTGCAAAAAAGTGAAGAACAAGGTAAAAAAGGTGGAGAAGCTTTTGCCAGACAATTTAATGGCAACTTAAATAGCATTGATTTAATGTCACCAACTGAAGAAGCTATGCAAGCACAAGCTGACTATATATCAGAAATGAATGCTGAACAATTAGCAAAATGGATTAAAATACAAAATAGAAAGTCTGAAATTAGACGTGCTAAACACGAAGAAAGAATAGAATTTAATAAAATGTGGGGACAACGTTTATTTGAACAAAATGCAACTGAAATGGAAATGTTAATTAAAAAGAAAGAAAAAGCAATCGCTGAAGCAGAAGAAAAGAACGCTGCGACTTGGGCTATTGAACAATTTTATAATAATAAAATAGACGCTTTAGAAGCAGAAAATAATCAAAAATCTATTGAGAGGTTTAATCAAAGGTTTAGCTTTATTAAAGATGGATTTGCTAATACATTTGCGTCAATTTTCAAAGGTACAAAAAGTGTTACTGAAGCATTTGGTGATATGTGGTCTAGCGTAATTGATAAAGTTATGGATAAACTTGCAGAAATGGCTGCCTCAAAAGTATTCGGATTCATTACAGGTGGCGGTGGAGGCGGACTTCTAGGAGGTATCGGTGATTTCTTTGGTGGTATTTTCCACAACGGTGGTACAGTGCCCGGCCCAATAGGACAAGAAAGGCTTATTCTCGCTCAAGCAGGTGAAACAGTATCCCCTATAGGCTCAAACACAGGCTCTAGTGGTGGAGGATACAGCACAGCTAATATAAGTGTTAACTTAGATGGAAAAACCATCGCACAAGCCGTCAAACAACCTCTAGTGGACAGTATAAGAATAAAAGGTGGTGCTAGATTCTAATGAAAGCAATTATAGGCGGAACAACTTACAGCATCAAAATTAACACTTTTCAAGCAGAGGACACTATTGAGATGCGTGCCACCTGTTCATTTTCCATTCCCGACAAACAAAATGAATATACTTTCAAAAAAGGTCAACCTGTTACAATAATAGACGACAAAAATAATGATGAGCAAATATTTGCAGGTTTCCTTGAAACTAGCGATAAGCATCCTCTGGCAAGCAGGCAAGCTAACGCATATATGCACGATATAGTTTGTATTGATATGCATTATCTAGCTGATAAGAGAAGGATAAGCTATGCAGCAAGGAATAAGTTAGCAGGAGATATAATCAAAGATATAGTTGACCAAAAACTTGTTGAGGAGGGTGTGTATTACAGCAGATTTCTCAACAGGCACTCTGACTGATGTAGTCGCAGTTAATGATGGGCTGGAGCTCATCAATGTGTACGATAAAGTAGTTGTTTACGGAACTGATGGGTATACTTATAGTGGCTGGGTAGATAACCCTGATGTTGTAGCAAACGAAATGATAAATCGTGGATGGAAGTCTAAGAATGCGACAGAAGTTAAAACATGGATGGATAGTTATATATCTCAAGGAGATGCAAGAGGTGCGGTATGTCTTATTATGGGTGTTGTAACAGATACTATAGCCGAAACTCAAGACAGTAATTGTACTTTACGAAAATTTTTAAATGTAGGAGGACGTGTAGTATGGATAGGTGATTGGCAGCTATACTATGTAGCTCATTCAGATGGCACACTAACAATTTGGGGTCAGAACGGTTCTACTAATATTTTAGGTTTTACTGCAATGTCAGATAATGTAGCTTTAAGTAGTATTACCGCAAGTGGTGCAGACTGGGGTTTAGATTTCTTTTGGAACAACGGTTACAGACCTATAAATCAAGTAGATGCAAGTGTTGTACTTGCAACTAATGCAAATAACAATGCGTCTGGTTGGGTAACTTATTTTGATTCATGGAGTGCTGGTGGTTTTGTTCGTATTTGGGATTATAGTGTAAAAACTGCAGATTTAACAAGCACTGCTTATGGTGACTTAAATGATTTAGCAGAATACAATTTTAATTATTTATATGATATAGAAGGGAACCGCCAATCACCACAACTTGACTTATCAGCAATAGGCACGATAGAAAGTAGCAGTATAAGTTGGCAGGAAACTCTCAACTTTCAAACTATCACAGTAGAAACCTCTGTAGATGGAGGCTCAACTTGGCAAACAGCAACTAACGGTGGTGCTATACCTAACCTACCTTCTGACCCAACTATTCTTGATGTGAGACAGGTACTGTCAACTACTGACACTACTGTCACACCTAGATTAGAGAGTTTAGAAGTAGAGGTAGTATCAGCTTACGAAACAACTGGTTATCGCATAAGTAAGCCTTTTGACTTATCACCTGCCGTTGAAGACGGAGGTAGCACAATTAGCTGGCAGGAAACTACACCAACTAATACTTCTATCACAGTTGAAACTAGCACAGATGATGGTGCAACTTGGGATACAGCAACAAATGGACAGCCAATACCTAATTTGCCGACTGATTTGCAAGGTGTAGAATTAAAGTATAAAACTACACTTAACGCAACTGATACAAGTATAACACCTACTTTTGATGAAGTTAATATTGATGTATTAACAGATAATGCTTCTATTGAAGATGGCACAGAAATACTTGAAACTAGAGCTAACTTTGTGCCAACAGAACAATTAATTTCATCTGTAGCAGATAAGATGAACTTTTGGTGGAAAATAGACTCTGATAAGCAACCCACTATATCGTAATCAGCAGTTAGTCAAAGGCCCAATTGGTATCACAGAGGAGCAGGTTGATGTTGAGCGTGGAGATGGTGATAAAAAAGCTTTCCCTGTTAGTTTTCCAATAGCAGAGGAGCCGACTATTGAAATATCAATTAATGGTGGTGCTTGGCAGACTCAAACTGTTGGCAGAAAAGGTGTAGATGATGGCTTCCAATGGTATTGGGAAAAAGAGTCTGATATTATCACACACGATAACGCTGAAAGTAGATTAACCAGCAATGATAGAGTTAGATGTACATTTATTGGGCAGTTTAAGATTGTAGCA